GCGATACCGAAAAGTGCACAGACCCATGGCGTTTCAACAGAGCTCAGACATGCCCGTTAAGGTCTAACAGTTGAGATGCAACCCCACATTCCACCTTTTTCGCTGCGTCAAACGAGGAAATCGGAAAACGAGAACCGGATGAGACTATTTCTGGACCGTGTAATCACGAGTCATAACGCCGATAGGGCGCAGAGGCTTTACGCCTAGTCGAGTCCGGGGACAGCAACATGAATGGACTTGAACTTCTTCGTTCTAAGCACCCGCTCACATGCGCGTCTCCATACTTGTTGGTTCTTATGCAAGACCGCAAAAGGGTCCTTTTTAATTTGCATTTTGACCAGGGTCGGGGCTATATAATAAGTGGCAACATCAAGGAAACCGATGTCATCTTCACTCATGTCAAATAGCTGCGTGCGGAAGTCTTTGACATCTCTGCGCACGAATTGAGGACGAGGATTGAATGGAATGAGAGTTGTCCACACCTTGCGGATCTGAATAGGGGCATCCGTGGGCATCCGAGTAGCAAAATTAGACTCAGGGTGCTCACTGATGTACTCAGCGACCGCTACATCTCGGGGACTCGGGCCGTACTTATACGTTACCGAGCTAGTGTCCACATCGTCAGTGAGACGATAGGTCTTAACAGGTTCCAGGCCAAGGCCACAGAACTCCTCAGGGATGTACCAGGGTAAATCCTGGAAAAGGGACAAGAGATCACGATTGATCGCCAAAAACGCCTGATGGACTGATGGAATTAGTCGCTCAGGGCAAGACGCCAAAAGGATTCGGTGGCGAGCTCCCAAAGAAAGAGCTCTTGGATCAAAGTTGGGTTTCTCGAGTGCTGCGTGTTTTGATTGACGCGCAGTTCGCTCACCTCCACTCCGCTGCATCCCGTAGAGCAACCCCAGATTGACATAGGGTGCCAGCAGGAACCGACCATCACGGAAGGTATAGCTAGTGGAGTTGATGTTGAGATATGTCTCATGTGAATAGACTTTCCCGACTGAGGGCTTGAGGCCGGCTACTGACGCAACATCTTCCCAGATGGAAAGGAAATGCTTGCCGGAACGCACCAAACCGTCGTCTCCGTTAACCACCGCGGGGCAGTCACGAAGAGAACAACGCTTACCTGTCTCCAGCTCGTAGGAGAACCGAATAACAGCAGCGTTCACAATACAAAGAATCACGAAACTTACCACAGAACCCATCAGTTGTCCCCAGACCTGTGTCTCACCCTCAATTTTGTGGCCTACCAAGGCTGCACGCATGAGAAGGTGGATATCTTCAGGCATCTGGGTGCACTTTGCAAGTGCATCAACCGCCGCCAGTGAACATAAGGGGTTTAGAAGATCTGTCGCTGACTTATAATCCAGCGAATGGAACAGACCCTCACCCGAGGCGAACTTCTTGTTTAAGAACGCCGTGCTCACTGTCTCTCTAGTGAGCCGGAACATATCGAACTTACCAAGCAACTTGGAGAAGAACTTCTGAACCGGCTTCAGGAGGAAATACGTATACGCTGGTCCCTTGGAAATGACACGAACTTTCAAAGCTTCGGCCAGGGCTACCAACTCAACGTTTAGATCCTCCTCCACTCCTTCACGCCGCACGTGCTCATAGATGTCCCTGTAGTGGCCCTTAAAGGCGGCCTTCCAGGTATCACTCAGCTTCAGTGCGCGGAACTCCTCTTCCTCCCCCGACTCCCGATGCTCCTCCTCCCCCTCCTCTAGACCAATAGACTTCACATACTCAACAGCACCCTCATACTCGCGTATACCACGTGACGGATCCGGCGACTCTTCGTCGTCATAGGTCGGTTCCTGGATATAGCCATCGTCAATCAGATCGCCGAACGTGCCCAGTTTAGAACGGGCAGTCGTGTAGTTTGCACGAATGGATGGAGCGTAAGGATGGTGGAGCACCGCATCGTCAATAGTGACGTAACCCCCTTCGGCGCCGCCGCGGCTACAGATCTCCCGGCAAGTTCTTTCTACTTGCTGTGTGATGTCGGAGAGCTGCACGGTACGGCCCTTGTAGGGCACCTTCGATTCAGGTACGGTGTGTGTAGTGGTCAGAACAATCTTTGTTGCTGCCTTCGCCGTGTCCAAGTCACTCTGTTGAGGACGAGGCATAGCCTTTTTAGCATACAAAACCCCTTCCGCGAATTCCAACGCGTGAGGTCCCTTCATAATCCGCCGAATAAATCGACCCGCAGTGCTGCCTAGCAGATCACTGGGATGGTCCATACGGGCAAATGGCTTCTCTGGAATAGGGCCACCAAGATAATGAGCAAAGAATGCGGCTTGCTTGTACTTTAGGAACTTGATCCACCCACACTCCACTGAGCATAGTTGCCAGTGGAGCAGGGTTGACTTCGGACGAAACTTATCGAGTCTGAAGCCATAAAGTGCAAGTAGCACAAGAAAAGGTGAGAGAGCATCAATGAGTACGTTCCCTACGTCCGCTGAACAAGCGGACGGGAGACACTCTACCATGGTGCGGGAATTCTTACCCCTAATCCTCGACACGAGCTTAACAGCAGCAGTCACGTTCCGATACACCTCCTCAACTTCCTCCTCCTCTAAGGGAGCGTAGGGATTGTGAGTTGAGATGGTCGGTAACAGTGTAGCTCTGGTAACAGCTTTGGTGTCTTGGGGGGCGACGGTTCCACTCTTCGTCGGCATGTTGCTGTCTTCATCATTCCCTGAACGGGGAACGGTATAGATTGCCAT